GGTTACGTCTGTTGGTAAAGCTCCACCAGCAATCTTAGTTGTTGCGATAGAGTCTGTACCTAGTTGTCCTGCTATTGAAGCGGAAGATACGTTTGACATATCTTCTCTTGCTAGTGGTCTACCACCAGCTTGTGAACCGTCATGTACGACGGCTGTGTCTTTTGTTGTGTCTATTGTAACTTCACCTTCGGCACCTGTAAATGATGCGTGCTGTGTAGTTGAGCCACGTCTTAGTTTTAATAATTTTGCCATTTAAAGTGTACCGAAATCGAGAGTTAAGTTAGTTGTTGTTATTACGTTAGGTGCAATAGTTTGTCCAGATATAAGACTAACAATTTCACTTGCTGTCTGATCTGCTGTTGCATTTGCTTCTATTCCGTCAAGTTTTGTACCGTCAGTAGCTACATCTCTGCCATCAACTGTTCCTGATACAATAATGTTTGCATTAATGGTTTGATTTCCAGAAAAAGTATTTGCTCCTAAACCAGCTAGGTTTCCTGTTGCAGTAACACCACCTTGCCAAGATGAACCATTATAAACTCTAAGTTCATTAGATCCTGTATTAAAATACAAGTCTCCAGCAGCTAGTGTATTACCAGCACCATCAGTTGATGGATTAGAGTTTGCAATTTGATATGTGCCAGCAAAGCTGTTTACATTACTTATATTACTTGCAACTGTGTTTACATTAGATATAGAACCAGCTACAGAGTTTATATTAGTAGCATTAGATACCGCACTGTTTATGTTACTTGCATTACCATGTACGCTATTAACGTTGGAAATATTTGATCCTACTGAGTTTACATTAGATATAGAACCAGCTACTGTATTGATATTTGTAGCGTTGGAAACAGCACTGTTAATATTTGAGGCGTTGCTAACAGCAGCATTAATATTAGAAGCGTTAGCTTGTACAGCGTTAATGTTGGTTGCATTAGAATGTACTGAGTTAATATTAGATGAGTTATTAGCTACTGCAACTATATTAGTTACATTATCAGATACTGTTTTTATAGGGTCATCTTTAACAGTGATGGTATTACCCATACCTGAGTGAGATGTACAGTAATATTGAAAACTTGTAGGTTGTGATTCTGGTATTACAATTTGTACTTTTGCACCAGCCTGTCCTTGTGTACCAGTAACTGTAACGTTAGTGCTATAAGCACTTCCACCACTTTGGAATCTTAATGGATGAGTTGCATTTGACGCATCACTAACATCGAATGTGTAAGTCCAACCTTTATATAAAGTAAGAGCTGGCTTATCTACACCATCAATAATGAATTTACCTGTAGCTGCTGTAACAGTGAATGTTATTTCGTCTTCTAAAGTATCTGCAACTATATCGAGTGAACCATTAGAAGAACCTGTAGCTACAGCATCAGTTATTAATCCGAGGTCTTCGGAATAAGTAATCGCACCTGAGACAATAGCAATATTATCAAGAACGCTCTGTGCAGGGGTGACGATAGCCCAATTAGTCCCGTCATATACCCGTAAATTGTCATTGGAATTATCAAACCATAAATCACCATCTTGAAGAGCACTTCCATCAGCTCTTTGAGTTGGAGCATTGTTAGAAATTTGGTAAAGATCTGCAAAGTTATTTATATCAACTACGTTTGCACCGGCTGCTACAATATTAGTTATGTTTGTTGAAACAGTATTAACATCTAAAGCTTTAGGTACTAATCTATGAAAAGTATATGTATGAGTTGTTGATGTTGATTGAACTAATAATCCAAATCCAGTTGGAATGCTACTAGGAGTTACACCAGTAATAGTTACTGTATTTCCAGAACCAGCTCCGTTAGCTATTGTTATAACATTTGAGTTATTTGGAGTTAATGTTGTAGATACAGCAGCAATACTAAGAATTGCAGCTTGTCCAGTTGAACCCTGTGGGTTTGTTGTTGGGAAGCTTGTTTCATTAGCTATAGCTGTAAATCCACCAACGTCATCAATAAGGTCAATAATCCTAGCTTCGATAGCTCCAGTTGTAGCAACGTGAGTATTACCAGTTGTCCATGTAGCGTTAGTATCTATAACGTCAGTTGAGTCTTGACGTAAAAATCTACCATCAGCTTCTGTTTCTGTGAAGTATCTGTTGTCTAGTTGACCAGCATTAAGTTCAGTTTCTGTATAATATCTATTGTCTAACTGACCATTGTTTAGTTCAGTTTCTGTGTAGTATCTGCCGTCAGCAGCTCCACCAGTTATCTCAGATTCTGTAAAATATAAATTATTTAACTGACCACCGTTAAGCTCTGCTTCGGTGTAATATCTGTTATCTAAAGTACCTGTTGCTATTTCAGAATCAGTAACAGCGTTAGCTTGTATGTGTTCAGATCTTACAGCATCATCCTGTATATTATCTTCATCTACACAATCGTTAGATAAATGGACATGATCTATAGAACCATCTACATAATGTTCAGAATTAATAGCATTATCTTGTATATTGTCACCATCTATAATATCATTTGCTAAATGCTCGTGATCTATACTACCAGCAACATAATGCTCAGAATTTATAACATCATCTTGAATATTATCTCCATCTATTATGTCAGTAGCTAGATGTTCATGATCTATACTGCCAGCAACATAATGTTCAGAGTTAATTACATCATCTTGTATGTTATCTCCATCAATACAGTCATTAGATAGGTGTTGATGATCTATAGACGCATCTACATAGTGCTCAGAATCTATTTGGTCATCTGCTATAAGAGCATTTGTTATTTGATCGGCACCTATATCTGCTGTCAGGATAGTTCCATCTTTAATTTCAGTAGTAGTAACTGCTCCTGCTTTTATATTTGCTGTAATTATTTTATTTCTATGTTCAACAGCAGCAAACCTAGCCATATCATGTATGGCATTAAGGTCAGATGCTCTTATAGATGAACCAGCAGCAAATGTAGCTGCTGCTGTATTAACATCTGTTTCTCTATATATATGTACATTTCCAGTTCCTGAAGCAGCTTGTGCTCCAAGGGTCACAGTTGTGCCACTAACAGTATATTCGCCAGAACTAGGGTTACTTGATACATAAGTTTGTAAAACTCCACCAATTCTTACCTTGATGTCGCTTGCTTGTAAATATTCTATTGTAATGGAGTAAGAGGTGGCTCCTCCATTTTTAAATTCTTCAGTTGTTTGTACAGCCATTGGCTACCACCATAGTTTGTTTATTTAGGCATTTCTAGAATTTTATCTATTGTGCCTTTGTTTGCTTTTCTATTTTTTAATTTTTGATTTCTTTCTTCGATAAGTAACTTTTGGACGTCTTGATCTTTTTTAAGGCTTGCCCAAGCTCGTTTTTTAGCCTTATCAAACTCTTTTGCGATTCGTTTGTAGTGGGGGAATGATTTAGGTTCAACATCTGCCATACCATTTTTACGGTGCCATCGCATTTCTGCGAGAGATATTTGCATATTTTCTGATTCAGCCATTTTATCAAACGTAGCTAGTAGGTTTTGTTTACCTATAGCTTGTTGGAACATGGATCTAACCTTTGGACTGTCAGATAAATCTGTTCCATCTGGAGCGGAATATGTAGAAGTTCTCATGTCATAACCACTATCAAATAGAAACTCTCTACCGGGAGAATAGTCTAAGTTAAAGTTAACAGGTGAAAACGCATTAAACATACGAGTTATAAAGTCGTGATCTTTAATAGGTCTACCAGTTAATATATCATACTTAATAGGTAATGGGTCTACTGCTATGTTCTCAGTTATTAAGTTTCTATTTCTTATAGAACTCTGTAAATCAGAACCTAATTCTCTTGTATATGGTGTCAATACTTTACCTATCTCATTTCTAAGACCAGATAAAGGTACTGTGTTATTCATTAGAGAAGCAATAATTCTATTAGATTGTCCGGGTTGACCAGAAAATAAATCTACGAAAGATTGCATACCAGCTAAATAGGACTTACTTGTAACTGTACTTCCCATTGCCATAGCTAATTTTAATAATCTATCTTCAGCCCACTCTTCACCCATTAATTGTTGGTGATCTCCTATATCTCCTACTAATGCAAGTATTTGGTTGTATGGTTCAAAAGCATCATAGTTAACCCAAACATCACCAAGTTTTATAGTTCTTGGTTTCCATCCCATGTCTAACCATGCTTGTCTTTGTTTCCTATCTGTTGGTCCATTACCGTGTAAATTACCACTAAGATATGCCATAGATGCCATACTTATAGCAGCAGAACCAATAGCTAATCTACCATTTTGTATAGCTTTAGCATTCATTAAATCTTGTGGAGTTTTGATACCATACTGTAATAAATCAGCAAGGTCATCTCCGGGTTTAGCTTTAGCTATATCGTTAAATTCTTTAACAAAGAAGTTAAAACCGGGAGTATGTTTAGCAGTTAATGCTAATCCATTAACACCAGTTCTAGCAAATAGGAAGAAAGGTCTAGCCCATGGTGCTTCGTCAAATGCTTTAGCTAAGCTCTTACTAAATCCAGTTAAGTCTTGAGTAAGTGTAGCTTCTCTTCTACTAAAGTCAGCCATCTCGTCAGCTAAACTACCATCAGGTTTAAAGATTTGATTATTAAATAAATCTTCTTGATCCTTAAAAAATTTCTGATCTAGGTTACTGAAGTTACCATCAGGTAATCTGTCAGCAGCAGCTAGAAATGCTTTTTCTCTAGCTCTAGCTCTACCTATCATTAGTGCAAAGGTATCGTCAGTAGCTGCCATAATCTTAGTAGAATATGTAAGAAGACTACTATCATTCAACCCTCTAACCATGTTAGCTGTACGATATAATATCTTATCTATTGTATTACCTCTAGTTTCTGCCCAATGTCCATACATTTGCCATTGGTCGTCTAGTTTATTTCTCTCTACAAATCTAGTTTTCATTGTAGATAAATCACCAGCCCAGTAACTATTTAGTCTTTTTTTAAAATATTTAAAAGATTCTGGAACCATCTCACGCATAGAGTTAAGAGAAGCTAATGCAGCTCTAGTTATAGTTGCATCTCCTTTCATCACACCTCCCATAGCCATAGCCATAGGTCTGGTAAATGCTGCGGTAGATGTACCCATAATTGCGCGAACTGATGTTTTAGGTCCAGATAGAACACTATGAGTAAACATAGTACCCATCTCTCTTAAAAATGCACCAGTCTTTTTCTTATCGCCAGCAAATGTACCACCTCTCATTTTCTTACGCATAAATACGTCAAGATCATCTAGTGTGTGTACACCGTCAGCCATAGATATACCTTCAAATATAGTCTTAAATACTTCGTCACCATCTTGTTCGGTAGTCATTTGTAAAGCTACACGGAACGCATCTATACTTTCTTGTACTTGTTGGTCTATTTGTTCTGTAAATGCTTTACCTGTTTTTCTTAAACGTGAGTCACCAATCTCTGCTAATTGTTGAGATGCTTCATAGGCAGATATTTTTCTTAGTCTTAAACCAGCAATCAGTTTTTCTACCATTTGCTGAGCTGGACCATCAATATCTTTTAGGTCAGCTATGTCAGCTAGTTCTCTAGCAGTAATACCAGCATCTCGTATGTCATTAAACAGAGATGTGTTTACCATATCTAAAGCTTTGATGTACATAGGTTGCATGTACTCACCAACTTTCTTACCTTTTTTGTCGTATATAGGTCTTTGTTTTTTAGTAAACTTTTTAAAAAATTGTTCAGTAGTTACATCACTTGTATTTCTACCTTCATAAACTGCTCTAAACATATCAAGGTCTTCACCAATACTATCTTGTAATGTTTTACCTTGACTTCTAGCACTAGCTTCTAGTTCCTTAATAAATCCTTGACTTCTAAAATTACCTAAAACTTCTTTTATAACTTTTTCAGTTTCGCCTGTCCCTTTAGACATTCTATCAATCTGAGTATTAGAAAGCATAGAACCTGTACTACCTTCTTCTGCACCCCATTCTTTTTTCATACGTTTTGCAGCTTTGTTTACATCAGAAGCTGTACTGTTAGAAGTTGTAGCTCCCTGCCAAGGGTCAGCAATAGGTTCGTTCTTTGGTGCTCTAAACCCAGAGTCTTTCATCTGAGCTTTAGCTTGTTCTCTTTTTTGTACTTCTATACTCTGTTTTCTTGAACCAGTAAATTCTTCAAACTTAGCTCTAATTGCAGCTACGTCTTCTCCTGCTGCTGCTTTTAGTTCACCTCTAGCATCATATACTCTTTTTACTGCATCAGTAATAGGTTTTACATCTTCTTTTAATGCAGCACCTAATTCACCTCTAGCATCATATACTCTTTTACCAGCATCAGATATATTAGTTGCAATAGGTCTACCTACCTCTACAGCTTCACCAGCAAGCATTTTAGCTAGTGGTGTCATCTTAAATATAGTTGCATCAAATACAGCACCTATACCCATACCTTCAACAATATGTCTTAGTTTATTTAAAGCTGGGTGGTCTGTATCTTTCGTAGCTAAAGCTGAATCAAGCCATGGATATTTCTTAGCTATGACTCCTGTTAAGTTATCAGTTTCTTCGTTTTTTGCAAGTAAATCATATTTCAAACCGGCTAGAGCACCTTGTTTTAAGTGAGCTGCTAGACCAGCACCTTTGACAAGTTTACCAGCACCACCTGTTACGGCAATAGTACCTACAACATCTGTAGCACCTCTGACAAGACCACCCCACCATGTTTTAGTTTCAATAGGGTCGCCATCACCATACATAAACTGGTCCCACTCTGTTTGATATCCTTCTTCTGTCTTACCTTCTTCCTCCATCTCGCCATTGAAAAAGTCAATAACTCTTTCTGGAGCAGTGATGATGTTAGAAGCTATATCTCTAGCACCAGCTCCAAGACCAATTAGAGTATCTTCTGCATAGTCTCTTGCTGTAAAACCCTCCGGTTTAGCTTCTTCAGGTATAACCTCTTCAGGAACTTCCTGTTCAGGTTCTACTATACCATTTTGTATATCAGCAGCCTGTATGTTTTGTACTGCCTTTTGTGTGTCCTCTTCGGACAAACCTGTACCAGAAATTCCTATTTCTAGCGTAGGTTCAAATTCTTCATTCATAGTTACCACGGTAATTATAGCCTATGGAAAGGCTAGTAATCCGCAGTTACTGGTCCTTTCTCATCAAGCCTTTTTTGTTATAAATAGAAGTTTTTACGTTCTGTTCACCCTGTCCTTCGTCTTCGAGTCTAGCTCTTGTTACACGAGAACGTGTAGGGAATTTGTAAATAAGATTTAATATTTTATCGTTTTTCGTATTCTCTTGAGGTTTTGTATCTACTGGCTCTTCTCCATAAAATTGAAGCTGTGAATTAGCTAAGTCAATAGGATTAACTCCCATTCTCATAGCTAGATCACGATAGTAGTCTGGTATTTCACTAGATTGTTTTAATGGAGTTTTACTCCACAGTATTAACTCTCTTTGTGTGTTTCTATCAGTGTTAATCTTTTTCTTTTTCCATTGACCATTAGCAGATTGAGTCATACCTTTTTGTATGCTTTTACTGTATGTATTATCTGATGGGTCAAGATCAGGATTCATCATAGAATTGACTGTTCTTTCACTTCTTAATACTTCTTCTACAGCAGCTCTACCAGCTTTCATACCATCTTCAGGTCTACCTACAGTTTGACCATCTCTTACAGTAGCTTGTTTGTAAGCATTATTGAACACTTCTTCTAGACCGGCATATAAATTTAGCCATTCTACTGAAGCAGTTTCTGTACTTCCAAATGTATCTCCTGTGCCTTCGTCAGTATATGCTTTTAGATATTTAGCTGCTGAGTCATGTAGATCTGTTCCCGGTACAAGTGCACCTGTAGTAAGTATTTTATCTTTGTATTTGTTAAAGACTTCAGTGCTTACATTTTTCATCTCAAAATCATACACACCACCTTGGTAGCGTATAGATTGTGCGATCATATCTTCTGCAACATCGTCAGGTAAGTGACCTTTTAAAGCATCTGATAATTCTATTGGTACATATCCATCATACTTATTTTTGTAAAACGCATACATTTGTGCCTTTTGGTCATTAGTAGGAGATTGCATGCTTTGTATAACATTCAAGTCAGCAGCTATCATACTTTCCTTTTTCTCTGCTCTAGCATCAGCACCTTGTTTAGCAGCATCAGCTAGTTCTCCTTCTAAACCACTCCATTCCTTCCAAGAACCCATAGTCTTAGTAGAACCATCACGAGCTGTTATTTCGTGATTAACTATAGACATAGCTTCAGTGTAGGAAATAGCGTCTTGCTCAACTAAACTAATTAAGTTTTCTTTAAATGCTCTTCTACCAGCACCTATAGTAGTTCTGTTTCTAGCTGCATATCTAGCAGCCCAGTCATGTGCAAGTTGATGTCCGTCTTCTGGATTAGCAGTAACAAAACCAGTCTGTATCATTCTACTGTCGGAAGCTGCTACTTCTGTCTGGTAGTTTTCTTCTCTAGCTACAGCCTGTTTTTTTCTACGCATTTCGTCAAACTTATCTATTTCTGGTTTGACAACAGTAGCTACAAGAGCTTCGTTTAATCCTGAAAATTGCTTAGCATATTCAAATTTAATTTTAGTATCTAAAGCTGCTTGTTCTGCTGGATTAAGGTTATCTAAGTGACCAACAGAAACTTCTTGACCATTTCTAATTACGTCTATTTTAGTTGTTTCGTAAGCATCATAAACATACTGATCGTAACCTTTGGCTTTTTCTAAAGCATATTGTTCTGCAACCATATACTTTTCCCAACCAGCCATCTGACGAAACTCTTGAGCGGTGATAGAGTCACCGGTTTCAGCTTCGTATTTAGAAGCAAATTCTTGAGTAGCGAGATCATCTTCAAATAACTTGTCTCTTTCTCCTCTAAAATGTGCTTCTAATTCTGGACTTACACCTCTAGTAAGTATGTCTAGTTTTATTTGTGCTTCTCTATCTTCTCTAAATTTTTTCTGTCTTTCTTGTAATATACTGCCAAATGTAGATGAAAGATCAGATAACTGACTCCACATCTTTTCACTGTTTCTTAATCTATCAGCAGCATTTTTTTCTAAACCTTGTAGGTATTTTTCTTCTGACGCTTGTACAGCTCTGTCAGATGCTTCTTGTTCTGGGATAATATCAAGTATTTCTTGAGGTGTTACTGATTGCCCAGTTATATTATATTCAGGAATCATGACGGTTTACTCCCATAACTATTATTACTACCCATACCACCAATACCTTCACCTACTGCATTAGCCATACCTAACATAAGAGTTAAACCTACGTTTTGCATTACTGGTTTTGGAGGTGGTAAATCTGCTATTGGTTTAATAGCTACTCTTCCAAAGGATCTATTTAATTGTCCTTTTAGATCTCTATTAATATCTCCATACACTTCTCTAGCATCATAGCCAGCTTCTCTTAAGCCTCTGGATCTCATTGCTTGAGTCATACCAAAGTCTCTACTATTCATAACTAGCTGTCTGGCTACACTCGCACCTCTAACTCCACGCTCGGCTGCTGATGCTTCAATCATACCTTCGTTGGCTAACATCTTTTTAAAATCTTCTTGATTCTGTAAGATGGCTAGAGATCTTGCGTTATATAATTGTCTTTGTACTTTTGAATAAGCTCGTTGAGCTGCAATGTTTGATTGGTCAACCTCTTGTTCAAATTGTACTTTTTTGGATGCGTAAGTAGTTCTTGTTTGCATCCATTTACGTTCTCGGACTTTTAGCTGATGCTGATAAATCCTACGTTTTTCTTTGTTCGCTTGGGACGCTTGCATCGCTCCGCCTATCGCGGACGTTGCTGGTCCTATTGCTGCTGGACTGCACACGGCAAAATTCTATAAAGGATAAATTGTTTGGTCCGTAGGGAAATCTTCTAAGAAATTTAAAACCTAAAAACCTAAGTAACTTAATATGGACTTTGTTTCTTTCGTCAACAAAATTCCACAGTAACTTATCTTGTCTTGAGTTCACATACCTTTTTGCTTCTCTAGCAAATGTATGAGGAAACTTTAAAATAGCTGGGGTACATAGCATCCAGATTTGTCCACCTGTGTAGACTCCTGCAATGCCACATATCTCATCATCTGGGTTAGTAAAATAGACTGACTCAGAGTTATTTACTCCGATAACCAGAGCAGTTAAAGGGTCATGTCCATGACCTTCTTTTACTTCCCGATAGTCGTCAGGGAGCAAGTTAGAAGCTACACGTAGTGCAGCCTCTGTTGTTGCTGGGTGAATGTATTTACTCATTTAATGCGTGTTGTAATTTATCTATGGTATCTTGCATCCAAGATTCCCAAGGATTACCTAGGGGGATATTCATACCTTTATACATACGGTTTTTTTGTAACCATTGAATGTATATACGTACTTCTTGTTCGGTAAGGGTGAGGTTATACACGTTGATAAAATTTAGTATTGTAAGCTCCTTCCCATGTCAGGTTGTGAATAGTAGCTGGAGCTGGGTGTGTTGATTTAACTGTTAATGCTACGTTTATATTACTGTCGTAAATAGGTACTTCTCGTAAAATATTATCTTCAAGTATTGAAGCGTTGTTAGCTTTGTATCTATCTGCACCTGTTAGTTCATGTACCTCTG